CCGCAACCGTGCAACGGGGATGGTGCTAGGCTAGGTGTACACGATGAGAGGATCAACGATGAACGTCACTACCTGGGAAGCTGTTAAGGAGACGAACGCGTGGACGGGTGAGGTCAAGACACGCCACCTGCGCCACTACTCGAATGCGACGCCGACGGCCCGAACCTACTCGCAGGTGTATGAACTTACGGGGCGTATCTACTGGTCAGCGAACATTTACGTGGCATACCGGCCCGATCTCTCCCGGCTCGTGTACGGAACGTATGCTGCTGTTCCGGGCGCGCTCGCGGTGGCGAAGATGCACGCTTCGCGTCTCGCACTTGATGCCCTTCGGAAGGCAGGGACGCACGCGCTCGCGACTTAGATCAACCTAACGACGCCCTGGACTGTACGAATGTCCAGGGCGTTCGTGTGCCTGTAAGTCAGAGCGGTGCTCTCGTTTGTGCTACTGTCATCTCATGAGTGACAGGGTGACTACAAGAGAATCGGGAGGTATTGGCAATGGCTAGATCATGGCGACTGGCGAAGAGCCTAGAAGTTCTTCGTGATGAAATCGACGCCGCCGCGCCGAACCGATCGAAAGCTTCTGACGGAACGATCGGTGACGACGCCCATCAAGGCACTGCCTCGGACCACAACCCCAACGGCGCCGATGTGGTGTGCGCGATCGACTTCACCCACGACCCCGGCAACGGCGCGGACATGCACCAGTTCGCCGAACACCTCAAGCGGCACAATCATATCGCTGCCAAGTATGTGATCTGGAACCGCCGAATCTGGTCGAAAGCCAGGGACAGCGAAGGGTGGCGGCCTTACGGCGGGTCCAACCCCCACACCAAGCACATGCACGTGTCCGCAGGGGTCGGCTCCGACGGCCACAGCACCGGACCATATGACGACATGAGCCCTTGGGGCATCAACACAAGTAACGAAATGGGTGGCGACATGATCGGTCTCAAGCAGGGCGACCAGGGCGAGCAGGTCAAGGCACTCCAGGGGCTATTGACCCGGTCCGGGTTCTCGCCCGGTGCGCATGACGGCGACTACGGCTCGAAGACGGCTGCTGCGGTTCTTGCTATGCGAAGGTCGCAAGGTTCTTCGGCGACGGATGGTATCAATTTCACCGGTGCCGCGTACGAACAGTTGATCGTCGCCGTCATCAAGGCTCAGGCCACGGGCGTTAAGGGTGACCGGGGTCCAGCGGGTCCTGCTGGTCCTGCGGGCAAAGACGGCGCGGTCAAGCTTCCTATGGACGTCAAGATCATTGGCACCGTGACCGAGGCTTAGGTGCTTCCTGATCTGAGCCCCGAGGTATGGACCGCTGCGGGAATCATCGGGGCAGCACTACTAGGCGGTATCGTGGGGAAGGTGTGGAGACCATTGCGACAGACGATCGCGGCAATCGATGTTGTAGCGGGCCGACCAGAGCGGTACCCCGGCGATGAAGAAACAAGGCCGGGGCTCGCTGAGCGCCTGGACAACATCGACAAGGCACTAGCTAAGACCAATACCAGCGTGTCAGCGATGCGCGTGGAGCTTAATACAGTCAAGAGCCACGTGCAAAGTCTTGAAATGGAGTGTCCGTCATGAGTGGATCTCGTACGACCATCTACGTGTTCGGCATGGCAATCCTCGCGCTCTTCGCGTTCTACGTCGACGCCGAGGCCAAGGAAATCGCGCTGTGGCAGGCGTTGCTAGGCGCTTCGATTCCGTTCGGCGCACTCGTCTTGACCACGGTGAAAACGTGGCCGCGCAAGCCGAAGGCGGATTCCGATAATGCCTGAGTGGTGGCTAGTCGCGCTGGCATCGCTCGCGGCTTACCGAGTGACACGGCTAGTCACCTCCGACAAGATCACCGAACCTGTCTTTGATCCGCTCCGAGAGTGGCTTGAATACCGGTGGATTCGGAAAAACACACGGCCAGGGTCGCGTGAAGAGTTCGATGCAGTCGAGTCAGAGAAGTTCAATTCGAAGCTCGCGTATCTGCTCTCGTGCCCGTGGTGCCTCGGATTCTGGGTGTCCGGAGTGACTACGGTGCTAGTATCGGTGGCGTACGGACTCGATTACCCGATACTCACATGGTTGGCGATGTCAACCGTGGTCGGCTTCTTGGGGCGCATCGACGGGGATTAGGAATCGCATATGGCACTTCCAGCGTTCGGCACCACACTGGTCGCGTCCGCTTCCGTGCTGTCCCCTGCCAGGGCTTACAACCCTCAGTACAACTCTGTACAGGACCAACTCTGGGATTATTACTACCGCCTCGAAGAGTTCTCGGCTGCGGTCAACTGGAAGGGCAACGCGCTTTCACGTGTTCGATTGCTCGCAGCCGAGTACATCCCCGGTGGTGATGAGCCGCTACCGATCGCCGAAGGGCCCGCAGCGGACGCCGTGGCGCGTCTTGCAGGAGGCATCGGCGGACAAGCCCAACTCATGAAGTTGATGGGTATCCACTACAACGTCCCGGGTGAAGGCTGGCTTGTCGGCCACGATGATGAGAACGGCGAAGAGATATGGGCGGTGTACTCCGCTGACGAGCTTCGCGTTCGTGAAGAGGTATACCAGCTCCGCGTAGGCGAGTCGCAACGTGCTTGGGAACCGTTGGGCCCCGACACCATGGTGGTGCGTTTTTGGAGGCCGGACGAGCGATACTCCTACCGCGCCTGCTCGGTGGCTGCGCACGCGCTTGGTTCTATGAGCGAGCTTGACCTCATCAACAAGCGCATTGTGGCGGAAACCGTGTCGCGTCTTGCGTCGAACGGTATCCTGCTCTACGACCGTGGGAAATTGTCGTTTCCGCAGACGCCCGCGCCTGGCGGCGTCGAGGGGCAAGACCCGTTCGCGCAGATTCTTGTGGAAGTCGCCTCACGCGGCATCAAAGATGCCATGAGCGCCGAGGCGGCGCTTAAGCTACCAGTGGGCGTTGATCTCGGCGACAACACCGAGACGAAACTTGCCGACGTCATGATGGCATTGGACCTGTCGAATCCCATCGATGACAAGTTGATCCCGCAGCGCGAAAGTGCGATCCGAAGACTTGCCACCGCGCTTGACCTCCCCTCTGACATCCTCCTCGGTGTGTCCGGCATGAACCACTGGGGCGCGGCGCAGGTAGAAGAGAGCGGCATCAAGCTGCATATTGCACCTGATGCCGAGATGATTTGTCACGCCCTCACCAAGGGCTACCTCACGCCTGTACTCCGCGCGGAGGGTGAACGCCTCGGGGAAGATCTCCTCATCGGTCCTAACGGTGGCCGCATCGTCATGTGGTACGACCCGTCTGAGATCGTGCAGCGCCCCGACAAGTCGGATGATGCGATCCTGGCATACGACCGTATGGAGATCAACGGCGCGGCGATGCGTCGCGAAACCGGGTTCTCCGAGTCTGACAAGCCGACCCCTGCTGACCTCGAAGACATGACCGACAAGTTGGAGCGTCGGAGCATGGGCGCGGCTGCGGTGGCGAACCCTCCGCAGTCCGAACCCGAGATGGGTACCGAGTCGACAGAAACCGACGCCGGTAGCGAAGACCCTGCGAATACGCAAGCGCGGAACCCAGGGGAGGTGTGATGGCTACCGTCCCATTGCAAACCCTGGAAGAACTCGACGTCAGCGCCGAGGAGTTCGAAGCGCTCGTCATGGCTGGGCTTACCGCTGCGATGATCGAAGTGATGAACACCGAGGACATCGAACGCGCGTTGCGACATGCGGATCAAAACGCCCTCGACGTGATCGTGACCGTATGGGCGGCGCATGTTGCCGCCGAGCTTGCACCTGCGCTTGAGTTGAACATGCTCAGCGCAAGTGTCTCCACGATCTCTCATCTCGCCGAAGCGGTAGGAAACCCGCTGACGTTGCTGCTTGACCAATCCCTCGACACCGAGCTGTACCTACAGCAGGCGGTAAACCGTCTCGTTGGTATCGGTGATTTGCTGTGGTTCAACGCACGTGCGGCGCTAGCGGAAGGTGTCGCGCTGGGCGAATCGATGCCGAAGCTTGCGGCGCGGGTGATTGCCGCAGTAGGTGTCACTGAGCCTCGCGCTCGGACGATCGCTCGCACTGAGGTGCACACGGCACGGACGAGTGTTGCGCACGCGACTATGCAGCGATTCGAATCTGCATACGGAATCGCCCCTGGGGTGATGCGCAAAGAATGGCAAGCCACTGACGACACCCGGACGCGGCATACCCACGATGAGGCAGACGGACAGACGGTTGCGTTTAGTCAGCCGTTCATGGTGGGTGGTTTTCCGTTGGCGTTCCCTGGCGATCCGTCCGGTCCGCCCCAAGAAACCATAAATTGCAGATGTTCGCCTCTCGCGGTGTTCGACCCCGCAGACCTGAACTTGAATGACAACGGCGCGGTGCTCACGCTGAACGCAGCCGCTTATGCTGAGGAGGGGTCAATGCCCTGGAGAATCGAAACGGGCAACGATGAATGCTCTGCTGAGCAGTTCGCTGTGGTCAAGGAAGCTGACGGCGAAGTCGAGGGTTGTCACGACACACGAGAGCAGGCACTAGAACAGCTCGCCGCGCTGTACGCTTCGGAAGGCGACGACACCTCGACGCTGACAGCCTCGGTTCGTCGTGATGGCTGGTCCGATATGCCGGTGGCGCCTGCCAATCGCGATTGGGATGGTAGCGGCGCCGCGTCTCGCGTTGCTTCACAGTGCGGCGTCGATGAAGCTGACGCCAGCGCGGAAGCGTGGAACTGCTACGCCGAGGCGTTCCTCTACCGTGACGATGAAGCGGACGCGCAGACCAAAGGTGCCTACAAGCTCGGCGTTGTCGATATCGTGGAGGATCGAAAAACGCTCATTCCCCGAGGCGTGTTCGCTGTTGCCGCTGTCCTGCGAGGCGCGCGCGGAGGGGCCGATATCCCCGCTGCGCAACAGCGCACACTGCGCACGGTCGTCGCGGGGCTCTATCGCCGTATCAATGAAGAACTCGGTACGGATCATCGAGTCCCGTGGGGCGACGAGTCCAGCGACGCTATGACCGCAGCATCGACGCCCAGTAGGAACACTATCCCGTGGTCTGGTGTGATCGTTGTCGAGGGGGCACCGGCTTACGACGGACAGGAATACGCCCCCGGCGCATTGACCTGGCCTGAACTCGGCGCAACCGAATCGCTGGAAATTCCACTCGGCTGGAAGTACGAACGTGCTCATGGTGGTGTCGACAACGGCAACACTGTGGACGTCGGCCGTGTCGACCACATCGAACGCATCGGCAACGAGCTGCATGCTCGCGGCGTACTTGACCTCGATTCCCCTTGGGGGCGTGAGGCGGCGCGACAGATGGGCACGCGGGATAACCCTGGATTCCTGGCCGGTGTCTCCATTATCGATGACAACGGCATGCAAGGTGAAGTCGAGTATGTGCTTCCCGAAGGCTGCGAAGAACTCCCAGAGGATGCTGACGGTACTGAACTTGCTCGGTGCATGACACCCGAGAAAGTCATCTACCATTCCGGTCGTATCAGATCCGCTGACCTGGTGAGCATCCCCGCCTTCGTCGAAGCACGCGTGTATTTGGACGACAACGTCGAGATTCCCGAGGGAGACACGGAAGAACTTGACACGGATGTGGTCATGGCTTCGGCGTACACGATCACGATTCCTGATCTTCCCCCAGCTGATTGGTTCGATGAGCCCAAAGAGGTTCCCGAAATCGGTGCTATCACCGTGACTGATGAGGGTAAGTTCTTCGGCTATCTCGCACCCAAGCAGGTTGCGCACCGAGGCTACCGCGACAAGCGGGTCACGGTACCGACAGGGAACGTCGACTACGGCATTTGGATGAACCGCGCGACCATGGTCGATGATGGTCACGGTGGGTATACCAAGATTGCAACTGGACCGATCACCATGGATTGCGGGCACGCATCTCAGGCGCCGAAAGGTGCCGCACGACGCGAACACTACGACAACGCCTGTTCCGTGGTGGCTACCGCTCGTGTCGGTGAGAACGCTCGCGGCGTGTGGATCTCGGGTGCACTGATTCCTGGGGTCGATGCTGGACAAGTCGCGCGCATGATGGCATGCCAACTGTCCGGCGACTGGGGACCACATCGGGAAAAGCCTGGCAAGCGTGAGCTTGCCGCCGCGCTACTCGTTCCAGTGCCAGGTTTCCCCACGCGAAGTCGATCGTTCACGATCCGAGGCGGGGAACTTGCCCGCACAGTGACGCCGGTTCGATTCGGTGCGCATGCAGGCGTGATGGAGCCAGTGGGGATTCGCGCAGCAGTTGACAGGATGGCTGCTCAGGTAGGGCGTGACCCTGAATCGAGAATGCGTGAGTTCGCCATGAGCTTGCGCAAAACCTTGGGAGGTGATGAGTGATGGGCTGCAATTGCGGCAAGAAAAAGGGAAGCGTGTCGGTGTTCTCCACGGAAGAGCAGGCACGTATTGCCAAGCAACGGAACGTGACCGTGAAGACGTCGGCCGGTTCTTCGAACGGTTCGAAGACAAAGACTGTTACGTCAGGCACGTAATAGCACACGATTCGAAGGCGATTTCTCAGTTTCGCCTGTGAATCGTGTGTAGAATCCGAGTATTCACCCCAATACACAGAGGGAACGCGATGTCAAAGGACAAAGAGGCAGGGACGGTCCTGCCGGACGGGGGCGACGAGCTTACCGCCGCATTGGCGGGTAAGTCCGAAGCCGAACTGTCCAACATGCGTGACGACCTGGTCGCGGCGTTTGACGCCATTTACCAGGACGGTAAGGCGGAGATCGACTCCGATGGTTTCGCGAAACTCGAAGTCATCAAGACGCAGATTCTCGCCGTGAACACCACCGCCGATGAAGTGGTCGCGAACAAGCAGGCGAACGCCGAGCGTGCCGCCGCGCTTCGCGAGGCTATCAAGCCTACGAAGGCCGAAACGACCACCGACGATGAAGGCGGCACCGAAGCCGGGAGTGGCGACGCTCCCGAGGCCGATGCCATCGAAGCGCGTGAGCTTGTTTCCGCTGGTATCGATGAGAAAGTGCTCACCGCTTCCATCACCACTGCTATCGGCGAAACCATGAAGGCGTTCGCCGGTGACTATCTCAAGCCTGCCACAGACTTGAACCAGCGAGTGCGACTCGGTACGATCCAGCAGTACGCGCCCGATGCCAAGGTGCACGAGGCTCGCAGCGAGGCCGTGATCGTGGCTTCCGCCGATATTCCAGGCTTCGCCCAGGGTGGGCGTCTGGAGAACGTGACGCAGCTCGGTGAAGCGATGCACCGACGTTCGAAGATGCTGCCGATCGGCCGTACTGGCAACCCGGAAGCCGTTCCAGTCGCTTCGTTGGAGCGCGAGTTCACGTTCACGCTTTCGAAGAACTCCACTCCCGAGGACATGAACGAAGTCCTCAAGGCGGCCTCTGATGAGGATGTCCTCGTGGCCGCTGGCGGATGGTGCGCGCCGAGCGAAATCTCTTACGACTTCTTCAATGTCGTCTGCGAAGATGGCATGATCGATCTCCCCACGGTCGGCCTTGCGCGCGGCGGTGTTCAGTATCCGACGTCGCCGAGCTTCGGTGACCTCGCGTCCGACCCGGGCATCGTCTGGACTTGGACGGAAGAGGACGACATTGACGCGGTTGACTCCGCTTCTGTCTTCAAACCGTGCGTACGCGTAGAATGTCCTACTTTCATCGACCGAAGGGCGGATTGTGACGGTTTCTGCGTTACCGCCGGTAACTTGGTTGACTACGCGTACCCGGAACTCATTGCCAACTGGCTGCGGCTGGTCATGGCGATCCGTGCCAAGGCTACCAACGCTCGCATCATCGACCTGATGCTGAACGGTGGCGGTTCCGGTGACGCGATCACGCCGAGCATCGCTGTGGACCACACGGCATTGCTGGGTGCGACCACGTCGGCCCTGCTCAGCTCGATTGAGCTGTCTGCGGTTGACTACCGCGAGAAGTACAGCATGTGCTTCGACGCCATTCTCGAAGTCGTCATGCCTCGGTGGGCTCAGGCGGTTATCCGCGCTGATCTCGCGAACCGCGACGGCATCGATGTGTTCGGTGTGACCGATGGGATGATCGCGGATTGGTTCAACATCCGTGGTGTCCGAGTCCAGTTCGTCGGTGACTGGCAGGTCCGTTCAGGCACCGACCCGGGCGGCGCTACGCCTGCCACCGGGTGGCCGTTGACGCTGGATTACATGATCTTTGCGCCTGGCACGTTCGTTCGCGGCAACTCCATGTCCCTTGACCTGGGCGTTGTTCGTGACTCTGTCCTCAACAGCACCAACGACCACACCGCTGCGTGGGCTGAGGATTGCTACGCTCTGTTGAAGCCTGGTCACGAGTCGCGAGTGGTCACGGTCGACATTTGCTCGTCCGGCGAAATCGGCGCTCGCACGTTCACGTGCGAGGGTTCGTAATCGAACACGAGGCGATGAGAGGAGGTGAGCGGCGATGAGTCGCGGAAGATTCCAGATTGAAAGTGACACACTGCCGTTCACT